TTACCCAACTTACGATCTCTTAGAAAAGACATATCATTACTACAACCATTCACACCCATATATGGTTGATCTTCCCAATATCTGGTAACCTCTTTATGATAAGGAATCTGAGATCCTTCACCATCTGTCAATACAATACATTGAACTTTCTCTACATTATTCTCCTTCTTAAATTGAGGAAGAATCTGATGAAGAGCAATCATTGTTTCATTCAATGGAGTGCCAGAAAGACGCATTCTATTGGTGTAATTGTAGCAGCAACGATTAGCAAAAGCATAAGCATTTCTCCAAAGATTTAGCATCTGATGCTCTAGTGTTTTACCATTTACTTTATGCGTCAAAACATTAAGTAGATTGAAATGTTCCTCTACCTGAAGTAAACCTTCCTTTGCTTCATAGTGTTGTTTTAATTGTTCATTAGATTCAGAACCATAACATCTACGATTCCATTCACTTGTAAATGCATAAACCTCAAATGGTATCTGAACTTTCTTACAGAACCAGATTAGATTGAATAGTTGCTTCAATGTATCTTGAAGAACATATTGCATAGAACCAGACCAATCTAAGATAAAAACTAGACCATGATTCTTACCATCAGGTAATACAGTTATCTTCTTAAAAAGATCCTCGTTATATCTGTAAGTATGAAGCTTCGCTGTATCGAGAATCCCAGTGCGACTAGTAGAAGCACGAGCATAACTCGAAGCTGCCTTGCGACACTCAAACTCTTTGACAAGATAATTGACTTCTTTTTGGGCATCTTTCTTAAACTTGTTGAATTCTGCATCTGGTTTATGAAAAGCAGTAGGAGAATATAAGTATTGTAAATGTGGTGGTAGATCATCTGCTGACATAGGAGCAAATGATTCCTCATCTCTTAAGAAACCTGCATCAATCTCATCATGGATTACATCATTCTTTATGATGATTGTATCTAAATTAACTTTAGGAATCTCAACATAGATATTTTCATATGAATGCTCACCAGCAGTAAGGTCTTTAATTTTACCATTTAATATTTCTTCAGTCTCTACAGTAAGACCAGAATCATCCAACCCAAGATCACTATCAAGATGATCGACCCCACTTTCCACAGGAGCATCAATATCAGTGTCAGAAACGGTAGGATCAGTATCCCCAGTGCTGTCAGTGTCAATACCCCCACTACCTTCAATATCAGAGAGAGCATCTTGCTCAGCTTCCAGTTCCTTGGATTCATCCACCTGAGACTCCTTTTCCTGCTCTTCTTTGCAGTAATTATATAACGCTTCTGCTGCTGCGATGGTGTCAGTAAAGGTCTCGGCATTTTGGATTAGAGAGATAATCTCCTTCTCAGGAGTTGAAAAAGGTATACTAGTGAACGAACCCACCTTGAAATGTAGATTAGCCCGATCAGCAAGATTAAAATCAGCAATATCTTCACCATCTATTTCAAAGAAATCTTGATCATACATCTCACTATAACCCCTGTAGAAAGATTTGGCAATACCAAGATACTTTCTCTTCATCAACTTCTCAATTCTTGCATCCTCACATACATTTACAAAACTATGAGGAATATCTTTTGGGGGATCCTCGTTTGGTGTGAAGAGTGCGTGTCCTACTTCATGACCCACAAGCATATCATATACATAGTTGCTTGCTTTCTCCCAGAGTGGAAGGATCAATACACGAGTTTGGACATTGAATTGTGCTGTCTCAACGTGCTTATGCTCTACTACAATGTCTTCAGTAGCAAGCAACTTAGCTAGTTGTGACTTGATTTCTTGCTGAACTGCCATGTCTGTTTTCTTTTGTATATACCTATAATACTAAAAAAACCTCCCCTTTTGAGGGAGGTTGTGACACTTATTTGATTGGTTTTTACTGAATAGGGTTTACTTGTTAGAAGACCTCACTACAAAGTCTTCGGCATACGCTGGAATTGTCATCACACTCGGTGAGGCACTGAAAATAATCATTAATGGCTGATTCGTGATCTTCCGCTTCCATCTCCTCTGCTTTTGTTTTCCAACCTGCCAATTGATTATAGGATACTAGATTGTGCATTGATGACCTCCATTTTGTTAACTTGAACACCATAACCAAGAAAAGGTTTGGTTACATCTTGTTCTCCAATTCTATTATTATTTAGTCAGAATATCAACACAAAACAGGTTCGGGTTTACAAAAATAAATGCCTACGCACTTATACCTAGTTGTATAAATAGATTTTTTAAACTGTAAGGGAAGGACTCGAACCTCCAAGACACCCGCAAAGGAATCGGCTGTTAAACGGACAGCTGTGTTTACCATTTCACCACCTTACATTGAATGTCAGCTTAGTGCTGACATAAGACGTTGCATACCAATACCTCCACCACTACGGGGGAAGAAGTCGAACTCTAAGAACTCTTCAAGTTCTTTCTCAACTCTTTCCTTACCAAATAATTTGTAGAGTAGTTCAGCATATTGTCCATTAGAAATAGTATGGAATGTATTACGCATCTGTTCCTTATCGGTGCTGCGTTCCGCACTACCAATGGTTTCCATACCACCTAAAATCACATCAATCTTCTTACTGGTGTCATCTTCATTCCTTGCCATGTTCCAGAAAGGTGATGTCCATTCAGGGAAGTCAGTAATCATACCATTACCAATTTCTTTCTCATCAGCATGATCTAGTTCATCTGTATCAAATGCCTCTGCCCAACTACCATATTTTTTTATTTGATATTCGGGAAGAGGAATTTTCAAGTGCTCACATAATTCAATTTCCATTTTCTTAAGTTCTCCAACACCTCCCTTCATCTCAAACTCAAACATGGGGAAGATAGTTTCATGTCTTCCTTCTACAGGTTCTGGTTCTGCCCTATATGAAGTTGAGACACAAAAAAATCCTTCTACGGAAGGATTGGAAAGGAGTTCATATTCTAACCACATCTGACCTGTTTGTGGTAATGGCCATACCTGACCATTATAATTGTATGTTGCTACTGTCTCTGGATCTTCACAAGCAGCAAGGATACTTAAACGATTCTGAGTATGAACCTCAAGGAAATTTTTAGACAAAAAAAATGACCTCAATAGGTCAACGGTCTCACTATATTTTTTAGGATCAATCAGTGCAGTCATTTTATTTCTTGACAAAACTAATTTATTTATACAATTAAAAAAGCACTCTTGAGATATTTCCTCTTAAGTGCTTGTCTCCTGACTTTTGCTTGACGCAATGCCTGTGGTTTAAGTTTTCGTTTTTTCTCCTTTCGGGAGTGGTGTATCCAGTTTGGGACTCTCATGATTCTACCATCCTACTAAATCCTTTGACTTTCTCAAATTTTAACATACTTTCAAACTTATCGTGCATATCTGGTTTATGGGATATGACAAAAATATTAGTGTCCTTGATTACAAACCTTATAATCTTCAAGAACTCATCAGTTCCCATACCATCAAGTGAACTATCAAATACCTCATCCATTATAAGAAGATTAGTATTAACAGAGTTCTTCATTCTAGCAACTTCTCTCCATGTGAAAAGAAGTGCTAGATCAATCCTCATCTTCTCCCCTTCCGAGAAAGAAGCATAAGAAAAATCTTCATGGATTGGGGACTGAACAGTTTCGTTAAACTCCTCATCAAGTGTGAAGTTGATATAGAAATCCATCTTCTGAAGATATCTATTAACCTGTTGATTTATTAAAGGTAGATACTTCTTAATGATTTTGGTCTTAACTCCACCGTCTCTAAGTAAGCTATATGCAAAATCATAATAACTTATGGTGTCCTTCCTAGTTGATAATTCGTCGTATGTAGTTGTTAATTTATCCTTGAATGTGGTTAACTTCTCATGCTCAGTATTTCTATCTGCAAGTTGTTCGGTAAGTTTTTGAATTTCCGATTCAAGATCTCTGATCTGTCGTTGACATCCAGAAATCCTAGTATTGTTTTTAGAAATGCCATGTGTTAGTGAAGTAACCTCCTGTGATAGTTGTGTGAATTGATGCTCTCGATCTTCTTCCTCTTTAATTGCCTGTTCTAGTTCTTTATAACCAGATTGCAACTCCTTTGCTTTATTTTGAGCATCGTCAATTCTATTTAACCTAAACTCTTCTTCAATATCTTGAGTGCAAGTAGGGCAAACAGTATTGTTTGTAAAGAACTTATGCTCCTTAGTAATGGTTGATACTTTATTAGAAATCTTACCTTTTAATGTTCCCAATTCACGCAACTTTTCTGTAGCACCTGTTACCTTCTCCTGCTCCTTAATAAGGTCATCAACATCACCTTGTATCATTTCATTCTTTTCTATATGTGTCTCAACTTCAATATTTAATGTTTTAATTTTACCATAATTATCATCTATTCTACCCTTTCCTTGCTGCTCTAGTTCTTCAATAAAGTTTGATTGCATTGATACTTTATCATTAAGAGACTCTTTCTTCAGTTGCAATGTCTTTATTTCTTCCCTAACCAATCTAATCTTATCCTTTATTAAACCATTCATTGAAGAGAATATCTTAATATCTAAAAGATCTTCAATCACTTCCCTACGGTTTGATGCAGTCAATTGCATAAATGGAACAAAAGCGCTACTACCCAAAATAACAATCTGAGTGAATGACTTATAGTTCATCTTAAGAACATTAAGTTCTAACCATTTCTGTTGATCATTTGCAGAAGCAGATTGATCTAAAAGATTACCATCTCTCCATATCTCAAATGTATTTGGTTTTATACCCCTAGCAATTTTCCATTTAGTTGGTCCTATAGAAAACTCCACCTCAACTCTACATTCCTTTTCATTAACAGTATTAACTAACTGTCCCTTACTAATCTTACGAAAGGGTTTATTAAACAAACTAAATGTAAGTGCATCTAATATAGTGCTCTTTCCAGCACCATTAGTTCCTACTATTAATGTAGTAGAATTTTTAGCAAATCTAGATTCTCCGTCAGTTTGAAAATTTACTTCAATGAATTGATTACCAGTTGATAAAAAATTCTTCCAACGAACCTTTTCAAATAATATCATGTCCAGTAGAGGGTGGTATTACAATGTCATTTTGTGTAATAACTGCATAATTATACTCATGCAGTTGACACGTTTTAATCATGACTTCATCTTCAACTTCAATCACATGCATTTCGGGACTTCCCTCATCTTCTAACATCATAGCATACCTAAGAGCATCATCTTCATCCTCAAAAAGATAAAGGATATGTTCTCCCTCATCATCTTGAACAGAATATGCTCCTTCATTCTCTTTTCCTTGAACAGTTAATATATACATCAAACCAACTCACATGCTTCTTGATATATTTCTTGAAGAACTTTTTGCACTCTAGACTTATCTAAATCTATTTCCGACTCTTCAATATACCTATTCAATACAGAAATAGTATCTTCAGATTCAAAAGCCTCAAACTCTGCTCCTTCTTGCATTGCAAAATTTTCAACCACTTTAAGTTCTGCCACATTAGTAGCATATAACTTATCAATAAATTTTTCAAATTTAGTAATATCAGACTTTTGACGAACAATAACTTTAACAATCTTATTTTCTAATTCTCTAGCATCAAACAATTGATAATCAGTATCCTTATAATAAACAATATGATGTAATCTATGTGGATTATTTACAGGAGTATGTTCAAAAGTTTCTGTATCCCAAAGATGAAATCCTCTTTCAGTATCATTTACATCACCCCAGAACATCTCATAAGGATTACCTAAGTAATGAACAGGTTCTTGAATAGATCTACAATGATAATGACCTGAATATACTTTCTCAAATCTATCAAATGGAGTAGTTGCCATTCCATGTTCCATAACATGTCCAGCAGTAGCTTGGAACCCATTTAATTCCAAATGACCCATTACTACTTTACAATTACTTTTATTAACCTTCTTAAAAGTTTTTTCTTTATTCTCATTATTAATCCAAGGAACAAATAAAACTTTTGTATCACCTATCTTTACTTCTTCTGTTTCTGCATATACTTTTACATTATCATATTCTCTCAATAACAAATCAACTGCATTTATATCATTCGTGTTCTTATAATATGCAGTATGATTTCCAACAATAGTATGAACTGTGCATCCTAGTTCTTTTAGTCTATCAAAATAATTATCTTTTGCCCATGCCAATGCATTAAAATTAATTCCTGTGCGATTATCAAACGTATCACCCATATCAATAACCGTGGTGATACCTTCCTTCTCTAAGGTAGGAAAGAAAACATCATTATAAAACTTCAGAAAGTAATCATGAAAAAGTTTAGAGTTTTTTCGTGCTCCGAAGTGCTGATCAGTTATGATTGCAACTTTCATTAATTGCGTAGTTTCGCATGAACGGCATCTTTAATAGAATTATACTCCGCATAATTAGATCCGTCAATCTGATTATTATCATCAAAGACTTCATTATAACCAGACTTCTCAATAATCTTATTCTTAATTTCTAATTGACGTTTTTCTCTTTGTATTCTGCGGAGAAACGCATAATGTATAATCTGCGTAAAGTATGCAAAAGGATTACGGGATTTCTCAGGATTAAAATTATGTATGTATTGAACGCAATTTTCGATTCCATCAGAGATCATGTCCTCCTTGAACATATAGTTTACAAAATTTGGCTTGAATGATAAATGATTAGCAATCTTTAAGAAACACTCTCCAATATACCTTGGTATAACTGGTTTAGTTTTATCTTGCAGTCGTGCTATTTCTATATCTTCTTGATATTTAATTAATGCAGCAAGAAATTCCTTATTGTTAACATAATGTTCAGATCTTTTCCTTTTAGCCATAGGTCTGATTATTGCCATAAGTCTTTATCACTACTATGTATTATTATAGCATTTCCACATAGAGTTGACAAGTTTAATAATCACATATAGAATAACTCTGTTAGGGTTGAAGGGAACTTCTTAAGTATCTTTAGGCAAATCTAATTTAAACATTTTTTCTAAGTTCTCTTTAGCATCTCTTACGTTAGATATATAACCCATTCTTCTATTAAGTTTATGATGATTATGATATTCTCTTTGAGAATCTCTAAGATAATGTTGATACATTACAATCATTTCCATATCAGAAGATTCTGTTAATGTAATAATTCTATCCATATTAATTATAAACATATCATCTCTAGTAGTCTTTAACCAAGGTTCTACTTTATATCCTAATAATCCTGTTTTATTTTTTATTTCACTTACAGTAACAGGACTATGAACGATAAGCATTGTTCTATCTTCTTCTTCGGAAGCAGCCACCTTGGCAAAAATCTCTTCCCCAGAATTTAGTTTTATTGTTGCATAGAAGTCGTCTTCAATTCCCATCTTTTTTAAGTTGTACCGTTACTATTTCATAGTTGAAATTTTCTTCATTGTAGATTTTAATTCGTTCAATAAAGTGATTTAAAGTGTAATTTTTTCTAGAATTATGAGTGCAGTCGTCAGAAATATCATATAACGTAGCTTTTACTTTGTTACTTGCTTTTCTAAGAATGCGTCCAATGCTTTGGAGATTTCTAATTCGTGATTTTGACGGTGAGGCAAAGATAACATTATGGAGGTTTTTAATATTAATGCCAGTACTAAATGTTCCATATGAGGCAACGATGATCGCATTGCTTTCCTCCTCAGTAATTTCACGGATTAATTCTCTTTGTTCTGCATCCACACCACCATGAACAAAGAATACTTTTCTCCCAATTCGTTTGCTATTATTTATCTTTTCATATAGCACTGCACCATGTGCTTCTACCCTACTATACAATACAAGAGTATTTCCTTTTAGATCTAGAGTTAAATTTTTAATAAAATTATTTCTCTGATCATGAGATATTAAATATTCAATTTCATCATTATATACATCAAACTTTTGAGGGGGATGTTTAAGAATTATACATTGAATATCTAATTGGGAAAGATGACCTTGTTTCATTAGTTCATCTGTTTTAGTCACTTTATATGACGGACCAAACAATCCTTCTAAGACCCATTTATGCGTCTGTGTGCCGTCTAACGTTCCAGTAAAACCAAATCTATACTTAGCATGATGAAGTTTTGTCATTATAGATACTAGGGACTTACTTTTAAATAAGTGAGCCTCATCACCAATAACAACGTTATAGTCTTCAAAAAAGGATCTCTCTAGTTTATAGACAGATTGCCATGTAGTAATAGTAACGGGGTGTTCGTTGGTCTTATCTTTTCCTGCGTATATGCGGTGGCAGTATGACTCAGCATCCCAACCATAATCCTGAAAGTCCTTATACATCTGCTCTACGAGAGATGTCGTCGGAACAACTAAGAGAATTTTTCCTCCTTTATCAACGTAATATCTTACAAGAGAATAAATCATCAAAGATTTGCCTGAAGCAGTTGGTGATATCAATAGCTTTCTATTATGTCTTAACGCATCATATACTCCCTCAACTTGGTATTTTCGTGGACTATGAGAGCAGATGGATTTCATATAATCCTTAACACCTTCATATGATATTCCCTCATTAATCTCAAAGGGAGTACCATAATATTCATTATCTACAAATTTATATGTATAATCATGTCTCTTACAAAAGGAAATAATTTTATCTAATAATCCAATATAAATCCTCTTCGATCTCATATCGAATAAATGTATCTCACCATTCCAATTCCTATTCCTATATTGAGGCATGAACTTTGCACCCTCTACTTCAAAAGTAAAGTGGTCTCTTAATTCATACTCAATATGAGGTTCTGAATCTATTTTTAAAAATACTTCGTTAGCCTTTGATATGAAGACATTGGCTGTCGTGTCAATCACTTAACCCATGCATCTATGGGTATTTATTAACTTATGTCAAGCCTTGATATTAGGAATGAAATCTTTAAATCCTTTTGTCTTCTTTGGTTTCTTAGGTTTTACTTTAAATGTTTTTTCTGTCTCTGCTTTGGCATAATTACCTGAACCATCATATTCGGTTCTATTTGCTTCCATTGTTTTGAGATATTCATCCTTGTCACCTAGTTGTTCTGGATCTAATGCATTACCATATCTACCCTTACCTGTAGTATCATACCAAAGATTTCCTGCAATAGATACTCTTGCTTCATCAGTTCCATAGAAAGGATGAACAGCGTGCATCAATGAAGCAGGGAAGAATACTATACAATTCTCAAAAGATTTACCTAATTGATATGACATACTTCTGATACCACCAAGTGCATCAGTATATTGGAACTCAAAGGTTCCTGCTTTTCTATTATCTTTTTTAATATCTTGGAACTGTGGTAACTTACATTGGTCTTCCCATTCTGTTGGTATCTTCATCCAAATAGCAAATGAATATACACCACCATGAAAATGGAATGGATTAAAATCTGTTTGATATTGATAATTCACCCACAACTCTGTAAGAAGTAATGGAGTTGTCATAGGGTCAGTCTGAACAAAACTCCTTACTGGATCTGAACCATTATTACTTTGACGAAATGCATTCACTAATGGAAGACATGCTTCTCTATAAAAGAAATCATTATCATCATCAAGTCCAAAACTTGCTGTGAGATTTCCTGCTAACCGATGCTTATATTCTTCTTTAGTATTTTCTGCTCTGCGAATCATCTTCCACAGATGCTCAACCATATCATCACCCAATCTTGCAAATACAAACCCCTGTGTTGGAGGAGTCATAATTCTCATATCTTTAAAAGACATTAGCCCAACCCCGAATTAAACTTCATAAATTCAATAGCATTTTTTATCTGAAAGGTTCTATTTTGAATAACCTTTAGGATACTTTCAATGTATACTAACATTGTATCATAATAATCGATTTTTAGGGAGCTAGTGGACAGTTTCTCATCTGCATCCAAATATTTTGTCATAGTATCCTTATCCCTTATCTTTTTGGGAAAAGGGTTTTCTATATAGACATCAGGATCTGCCTTACCTGAAAAGTATTCATACCTTTCATGTCGGATGTTCTTTCTTTGTTGTTCTGCTTTCTTTCTTAAAAGGAAGATAGTATTATATAATTCAAAATACTTTGCATGTAGAGAGGGGATGTTCAACGATTCTTCATGTAGATTATCTCTGTCTATCTTTGCATCTTTTTCCCACATCTCTTGAATAGATTCAAGACTTAGACTCATAAAGCGTTATTTTCCATATCAGTGAGGTTGTATATAGTATACTTGAAAGACACGTCTGCTGTAAAGTACTCTATATCAGTATCGGTTGCATCAAATGTGACAGTTGAAAGAGTGTAAGGAAATAGATCAGTAAACACTACTTGAAATGAAGGAACAAGATTGCTACTTAGAATCTGAAGTGTTCCATCAGAATATATGTCATCTCCTGAATTACCAAAATTGCCAGGTAATGTTGCTTCTCCTTCTAATTTACGAAACTCTTCCATACTTTCTGGATATCCTAATCCACGAATCCATCTTTGCAATTCCATATAGTTGACAAGATCTTCATCAACAAGGAATCTTAAAGTAAGATCACCAAATTGAATCTTATCACCAGGAACATCAATATTCTTTAACCATGTTGGTTGCTCGGCAATACCAAGATCCATTGATGGAATATTTGCTTGGTTGCAAAAGAATGCAACACCAGGTGCTCTCTTCAATGAAAATTTAAACCCAACTGGAGATAGAAAGTTTCTATTCTCGATGGGTGTTCCTGGTCTATCAGCAGGGGGTTTTCTACTTGCCATTATTCATCTCTAGACATTTGTTCTTCAAGTTTTGCTTTCGCAGCTTTAATTCCTGCAAGTCTTACTTCCAAAGCATCCTCAAAACGTTGTAGTAATTTCAATTTAAATTCTTTACGACTCATGGTAATAGAACGCAGGTCTCCTACCTGTATTTATGAGGTTATGAGATCTTTGCATGAGGTCCAAATTGTCCTTTAGTTGTTATCTTCATACCAAAATATAAAATGTCTGTCCAAAATTCTGGATCTTTATCATGATTTTTAAGAGCATCAAACCAAAAATTTAACAATGCTAGTTTTGTTACACCTGCTATACCCATTCCAGCTTTTTCACGAGCCTCATATGCTTCTAGAATTCCATCCCCCCACTCCTTAAAGTTCTTTGCACCTTTAAAAGTATTTTTAGGATGTTTATTAACAAATTCAAACCATTTCTTATATAATTTATATTCAGTAGATCTTGGATTATCTATTATGTCAGAAAAATCATCAGCAGTTTTAGGATAATCCCTAAAGTTATTATCAAAACTTAAACCAGATGCATTCTTACTTAATAACTTTTTAACCATCGCAACAGGTGCTTGTCCTGCTTTAGCTCCTGCAGAACTTGGTATAGATACTTCCCAACCAAGTTGAGTGTCTGCTCTAGTAATAGAAACTAGAAATTTAGAAGCATTCTTATTAGAATTACCAAACCAAAAATAAGTAGTTGCTGCTGGTACTTTAGATAAGGGTGATGATTTATCTGCTACTTTAGTGCCAGGAAAATTTGCAAGAACATTTCTTAGTTCAAAATGAATATCTTTCATAGCAAATGTTTCCAATTCACTAAATGCTTTAAGGTTAGTTAATGCTTTTGATGAGTCAACATTATATAATTTAAAATGTGCTGTATCTCCAGACTTAATTTTTTTAAGAGATATTCCAACCAATTCTTTTTTCTCCATCAACTTAACTATATGATTATTCAACTTCATTAAGGTATTTGCATTTGGCGATTTACTTGCCTCCTTAATCTCTTTTTCAAGAGTATTTTGTTCAGCTCTTTTAACTGCATATATGTCTGCAGGATTCCACTGTGTATAATTTCTTCCTATTTTCACACCAGGAGCACTCTCTAATGTTTTTAAATGCTCTTTAAAAAACACTTGCATATCTCTTTCTCCAGAATCCTGATGCTTGAATTTAGCCCATGCATATCTACCATAATTTTGGAAAAACAATTTATTCTGCATAAGGAATGTATAAATCCATTCATCTAACTTATGTCCATTTTCTTTACCAAATAATTTCTCCAAGTCTTTATAAACATCATCCACAAAAATATCTTCTTCTTTCTTAAATATTTTACCCTTCGATTCTAATGCAGCATTAAATACCAACCTAGTTGCTGGTTCTGATATTTTTGCATTCAACGCACCTGATTTTCCTTTTACAGGATACTCTTTAACATCAAAATCAATATATTTTGGACCTTTATCAGAATATTTCAGTCTAATAACTGGATTATCTATACCTTTGTTTATACCTTTTACTTTTTCTTCTACCTTTGTTAGAGTATTACCTTTAAATTTCCCCATCAAGGTTTTAATCATTTTAGTTTTAAAATTTTTCAATACTGGTTCAGTATCAGGACTATCTAATACAATCTTTACACCTGATTTTAAAGTCTTGATATTAAATAGTATTCTCTCAAAATAAACCTTCCCTTTAGAATCCTTCTTACCTAATCCATCAAGATAAGTTTCTATATCAGCAGTAGTTATCGTCGCCATAATCTTTTCTAACTATTTATCTTGACATAAAAAAAAGACCCTCCCGAAGGAGAGTCTTTGTAAAGTAAAGAAGATATAAACTTCTTACATAAGGTTCTTGACTGCAACACGTCTGTAGTAACGGTTAGCATTCTCTGTAAGAGTACCCAATCCCTGAGTAGTTCCTTGTGAGAATGGGTTCTCAACCATTCCGTAACGTGTCTTAAAGCCGATTTTAGGCTGGAAGCTGTTTTCTCCAACTGCACGAACCATCTGTAGTGGAACGTAAGGGCAGTAGAACAGTCCTGCGTCATAAGGAGAAGAACCCTTATAACCAACAACGTAATACTGATTACCATTGTTTGTCTGGGTGTTACCAGAAACATCTAGGTTAGCAGCATATGGGTCGATGTAGACTCTATACTTACCTTGAAGAACACCAGCAAATGTATTGCCTGTATCATCAACGTTAAGGTTAGCATTAAGTGCTGGAGTGTAATCAAGTACACCTGCCATTGTTAATGCAGAAGCAACGTCTGCAGAGCAAAGGATGATATTACCCTTTCCGCGACGAGTTCTTTGTGCGATTGCGTTTGCGTCTCTTTCGATCTGGAAGAGTAGTCCCTTGAACTTCTCAACTGACCATCTACCATTGGAGTCGATGTCTAAATCGAATATACCAGCAGTAGCAGTGTTAGAAACAGCACCCTGTTCAGCAGTCTTGTAGATAGTTCTAATAACTTCTCTGTTGATTTCCGCAAGGATCTCAGTAGAAAGGATATTAGCAAGTTCTGCTTCAGCATTTAAGCCGTGAATAGCTTTCAAGTCCTGAGCAAGCTCTAGTGAGTACTCAGCCTTTAGGGCTCTTGAACGTGCAGTTACAGTGACTTTCTCGATTGAGAATGCCATCTGGTTGAAGGCAGCAGAACCAGAAGTTCCTAATGATTCAGCAGTACCTGTCTCCATACCCTGACCAACGTTATAGTCGGTAGAAGTAGCAGAAGAAGTTGGGTTAAGAACAGATGGGTTTGTACCTACCTGACCAGTTGTACCAAAACCAACGGATGTGTTACCAAATCCAGAGGTATTGCTAAGACTTGCATCCATTCCAGAGAATGCAGAATCTGCTTCCTTGTAGAATGCTTCAGGACCAGCCTGTACATTATACTTAGAACGCATTGCAAAGATTAGTCCAGTAGGACCACTCATTGGCTGAACGCCTGCTAGGTCATATGCGACCAAGTTTGGCATTGAACGTCTAATCAATGAGATTAGAACGGGGTCGAAACCAGCAACAGGACCAGCAGCAGTTGCACTACCACTGAAACCTGTAGGATTACTACCTGCAGAGTTTGTTGGTGCGGCTTCTGTTAGGAGTGATCCGCTATCTTGGAAAGATGCAGACTCTCTTAAAAATTTTTCTTGGTTTTCTAGTAGAACAGCAGTAACCGATCTCTTATGATTGTCTTCGATTTTATCGAGACCCTCATATTCTAGGAGGGGTTTCCACTTTTCGACTAAATGTTCTGATTGGAACATCTTAGTTTACCTAATAGTGTTTACGTTTGAATAATCTTAAATTCAGTTTTTGAAAGCTGAAAGTGTCTTAAGGTATGATTCCATTGATCCAGAATAAGTTTCTGGTGCAGAATCTAGTCCCTCAGATAGTGTTTCAGTCTTTGTAGTTGGAGATTTTGAAGTGAAATAAGATTCCTTCAATGTCTCTAACTTTTCACGATACTCTTCGTCACTTTCAAACTCTACACTTTCAGCAAGTGAAGCGAGCTTCTCTTTCTGGGTGGCAGCAAGGCCATCAGAAACAGATTCTAAGATACCATCAGCAGTTGCCTCAGCGAGACTCTTGTTGAGATTGATATTCTTTTCTATTTGCTCATTGAGCTTGGTTTCCATGTCATCAAGTTTTTCTACCATACTCTTAAGGACATCATATTTTTCTTCAGGG